GGGGATATTTGTTGGGGAAAATACATTGGTGCCTACGCACTTATGAATTTCCGGAAGAAATATAATTACATGAGTGCGTAGAGCTACTCTAAAACCCGGACGTCAAGATCGACGTCTATCATTAATATATTAAAATTAGCATGTAAAACAAATAAAAAGAAATAATCGTGTATAGAGTGGTAAGAATTTTGTACAAAAAGAAATAAAAAGAGAATAATAAAGAAAAACATTAATCATAAATTGGTTCGTTAGCTCCCTAACACCCTAGAATCCGAAAACATCACGGAGAATAGGGTTGCTGTCCATCTGATCCATATACTTACAGGTTTGGATCCAACGGTACTCCTCGCCACCGTAAGTCACACCAGAGAGCATGCGACGACGGTATTCAGGGTCGGGGTAGACGGCTTCGAGGGCTTTCCAGATCTTGGTCTTGAGTTCCAAGAAGTATCCGGGGCCCCACATGAAAGCGTCACGTAGAGAGTTGGTGATGTTCTCGCTAACGAGTTCATCAGGGGACATAAATTTGCTGTCAGTTACCCAAAGAAGACGATCTTCAATGGACTTCTTCTCCAAGGGAGCGAAATAAAGTCCAGATTCCGGGTGTTTGACAAACAAGCGTTTGAGGAAGGAGACACCCTCGATGTTTACAAGAGGTTCACATTTTGACCAGTGATTCTTGTGCTCATCGGTGAGCATAACTCCGTGTTTCTCCAAGAATTCTCCCATGGTACGGAGATTGAAGAATGAGGATGCGGTGGGATCTATGGCATGACCATTGTCGTCTCCATAGTACATGGATTCGACGTGTTCATCGCAACAATCGAGAGTGATCAGCTTTGGGGGGGCCAAGTTCAACCAGGAGAGGTACTTGTAAATATCATTAATGATGCAGTTGACAATGACGGTCAAGGGGAATCCTGAGGGCAAACCCTGGGCGATGTGAATGATAGCATCACGAACAATGGAGCAATGGTCGTACGCTTCTCCCATAAGCACGTGACGGATCTGCGCATTCACGGGACCGTCATCATACCAGTCATTGATGATATCGCACACGAGTTTCATCAATTCGGCTTGGGTTTGACGGTCATATTGCTTATAATCACCAGCGAAACCTTTGTTCGACATAGCTAAAAGCCGCTTGATCAGACCAGTCCACTCAATGGAACAGGGATCGATTCCGACCTGGGCAGCTAACTCACCACGGTTCTTCATAACCATCGCAGCAAAGTCCCAAAAGTATTGTCTAATGAGAATGTTGTAATCGACGGGGAGAATCGTGAATGATCGGGTTCCGGGAGTAAAATCTGCCTTTTCTTCTTCAGTGGCATCTACTGGAGGACGAGTTTTGTTGAAACCACGCCTTTCATCCTTCAAGCATTCATTGGAAGTCGAGAGAACACGACGACCAGCCATAGCTTCTTTGAGACGATGAATGATTTTAGGCAGGAGACCTGACTCTCTGGTGATACGGCGGTTGGCACGTTCGCCCTCGGGAGCGAGGTTTTCGAACATCCACGCTTTGTTGTGAGCCCAGCAAGGACGATCGAGGTTCCAGAAAGAGCCTTCAGCAGAAGCCATGTTCATGGAATCGGCATATTGGACATTCTCAATCCCGTTAATAGATTCTGAGAGAGAGAGAACACGCTTATTAATGAAACCTGAGTACTTGGAGAACTTGTTCTTCATGTGTTCACGAATAAGGTCGAGGTGATCGAGTCGGAAGGGCTTAGACTCCAATCCATATCCTCCAACGGCCATAATCAAGGGATCTTTACCAGCGAGATTGCGAGCATCCTTAATAGACAGGATGGCAGGCTCGGTCTTGGCTTGGATGTCAATGTGACCTGCGAGGGGAGAGGGACGGATTTCGGTCTTAGTAGGAGTACGCTTCTGGAAGTTGGCGGGAAGGGAGCCCAGAATGTCAATGTTAGGATTGAGGTTCTTGAATTGCTCAGAGATAGAGCCTTGAGCAATAACCTTGTGCTTAACCATAAGGTCAACGGTTTGAAGCACAGATCCGGTGGTATAATAGTCGGTGCGCTTATACAACTCATCGCGCTTCTCATTGATTTCCTCTTGTACAAGGAGTTCAGCGAATGCACGAGTGATACCTGTTTGGGCAGCAACATGAAGACCCATGATTTTCTGGGGTTGACGGACATTGTGTTGAAGAAGGACACTTCCACAGTCACCATTAACGGTATCAGCACTGTAGGAGTAACCCTTCAAAACATGGAGGGCGTTCCCGACAGGATACTGAATGCGTTCATGGTCGGCTTCAGTCATACGAGAGACGATAGGAAGATGGTGACGATCAAAGAAAATGGAACCATCTTTCTCCGAAGCAAGGGAGAGGAGAGAACCATCAACCGGGCGATAGCTGCCATGAGCAGCGCGATCAGCAATGTATTGAACTACTGACTTGGCACCGGTCACACGCGCTGAGAGCAAGTACATGCAAAGATCGCGGTTGGCCCAACAGATCAAGTTGCGTCTGTAGAAACTCTGAGAGTAAAGCTTTCCACGAACCCAAATCATGAACTCATCGGCTTGTTCCCATCTGGCAGCTTGCAGCAAAAAGAAATGCTTAGGCAAAACCATAGTGCGATCATCAGTAATCAGACAGCGCATGCGGAAACCAGACTTGACATGCATGATGTATCCCACGTTATCAACAAGACGGTTGCGAATCAATTGAACACACTGGTCGTCATTGGTGAATTGGGCTTCAGCATTGGCAATCTCGTAGCTAGCGGTTTCGGTGTTGATCTGTTCAAACACTTTGGAACCACGTTCTTGCACTTGTTTCATCTCGGCCATGAGTTGTTCCTCAGACATAGTGAAATATTCTGGGGGAACATCGCGGAGCATAGGGTTCAGCTCGGCACCTTCAACAATAACCTTACGGGTACCACGGGCAGTGCGATAATCATCGATCTTTCCGCTTTCGGGAGCAGCGAAGTCATCAGATGAAATATTGTGCTTCACACAATACTTACGAATACCGTCAGCAAATTTAGCAAACTCCGCGTCATCATCAGCAGTGTTTGCATCTTCCTTAAGAGACTTGATGTAGGGGCGCATCTTCTCAACCCAAGAATCCATCATGATATCTTCGGAATCAAAAGCACCTTCAGCGTAAAACTGAGGGTTTTCTTGACGATCACGAAGATCAGCGGACAAACCTTGAATGAGAGTCTCAAGCATGTGGGCGGTAGCTTTCTTTCCTTGCTTAGTTCCTAGGCGAATGAAGAGTGCAAGTAACTCACCAGTGAGCTGACCAGCATAGTAGCAAGTAGCAAAGATCGCAACTTGTTTGGCAATGGCAGCAAAGGTCTTGGCGAGAAACTTGGCCTTTTCGGTGATTTTCCAAGGAGTATAGGGGGCAGGTTCACGATAGCCTGGTGAAGATTTGGGGATAATCCACAGATTCTTGTGCTCAAGGCCTTCACAAAACTCCTCATAGTTTCGCCACATTTCTGTACCGGGGTAGGGAATCATATTAGGGTTCTCAGCAGCCCAGGTCTCATACTCAGCTTTGCCTTCGACAACGACTTTCCGGGCACCACGAGTGGTTCGGTAGTCGTCAATCTTTCCAGATTCGACTGTGATCTTGCGTGCACCACGACGGGTAGTGTAGCTATCAATCTTTCCAGATTCAGCAATTGCGATTCTTTCTTTCTTAAGGAGAGAGGATTCAACTGCCACTTGGCGAACTGGGGGTTGAGCGCAGTTCTTAGTCTGATAAGCGTAGTCACCTTCCGAGAAGATCTCGATAGGGATATTGCTTTCTTCCTGACCAGTCACGTTGCGGGACCAAAGAACATAAAGGGATGTTCCAATGGCTAGAGCTCCCATAGAGACAAGAGCAGTGGCAAGCATCTTACGCTGATCCTTGGGGAGTTCCTCCCACATTGTGTTGAAGTAGTGACCAACTGATGAAATACCAGAACGGGCATTTTCTAAAACAGAGGCAGACAACTTTTGGGCAGCACGGGATTTCAACCAAAGACGAACGACGTAAGCTTCGCAGTGAGACAAATCATCTTCACCTTCGCCAACAATGACGGCGTAGGCTGAATCGGCAGATGCACGAGCAATAGCAGAAGCAATGCGGTGGCGAGATAGGGGACTGAAACTTGAGGTCAAAGCTCCATAATCAAACCAATATAAAGCATTCTTGAAGTGCTCTTTCCAACGGGTCATCAATTGAGCGGCTTGCTCAACAGGGAGAGAGTCGAGAGTAGCCTGAGCTTCAACATCAATGATGTGCACCTTGTTGTCCTCATCAATAATGATAGGAAGAGTTCCTTCACGCTCAGCCATAAGGGCTTGGATGACGGCAGAAACTTGAGTACGCTTCATGTTGCGAGCTACCAAAGCTTTTTGGGAGACACGATGAGCTTCCGACCTTTGAACGAGAATGACAATGAGTTCATCATATGTCATCCAGTCAGTGTCGGGATTGCCTGTGAGGGAATTGAGGATACGGAATTGGCAGTACGCGTCACTTCCATGGATTCCACGGGCAAATTCTGAAGAGGGCATCATCTTGTCAGCACCAATAACTTTAGGGGCCATCTCAACAAGAACATCGCGTCGACGATGGAGAGCGTCCTTAGATTTGACAAAGGAGCAATCGTTGTAGAGAGCGAAGTTGGTAGAGGAGATGATAAAGTCAGAGGTGAAGTAGGTACCCTTCTCAGCAAGAGAAGCCATGTGGACCATGTAGGGAGCGTTGGACTTAAGGGAGATCAATTCTGAGAGATCAGAGGGAGGGGCCATAGCAGCGATTTGTCCAAGATCATCAAACATCACAGTAGTCTGTCCTTTGTAGTTATCCCAGTAAACATTTTCGGGAGAGCGAGTGTAAACTTTGTTGGTAGTGGGAAGACCATGGTAAGTGATAAGGTCATCAGAAACCAGGTTCATCATAGCAGACTTACCAATCTTGGGAGGACCAAAGACAGAAATGTGGAAAGGATCTTGACGGTATCCATCCTCACCCTTGTACGCCATGACTTCAGTCTTCAACTTAGTCATGCGTTCCATCGCGCGATTCATAGTTTGCATGATGGGTGGAGTGATAGCACGGGGGTCTTGGAGACAGAGCATTTGGAGCTCATGGAGACGCCCGTAACATTTAAGGACACGGTGCTTGATCTCATCCTGAGTGAGGCACGCAATGCGCATCTCATCCAAGTTAAGAATGAAGACTTCCTCCAGAATTTCAGTAGATTCCATCATGATCGATTTCATCGTTCTCTGATCGTCTTCACCCAGGGAAGGGATGATGTTATCAGAGATAAACTGGGAGAAATATTGAATGGCTTGAGCGCCAGTCTTCATTCCTGAGAGGTTTTTGCCCAGATCACCAAGATTCTTGATGAGTCCAGAAAGACCCTTCTTCATGTCCATATTGAGCAGGACAGCCAAGGCACCACAACACAACTGGGTTATCAGTGCAACATCAAACCCAGATCCAACTTGTACGCTAGTCTGGAAACCCATGTACTCAGCAACAAAAATATGAAGCTTTTCCAGGACCTTGTGTGAAACCATGGTGGTAAGAGAGCCGACAATCAGCTTAGCTACCAAAGAGGTATCCTTTCGAAACTTGTAGAGAACACAAGATGCGATAAGGGCGGAGGTGAGGAGTTTCCAATCTACATCGGGAACCATCTGTTTGAGCCATCCGGAGGTAGCAATCTTTGCACGATTGACCAAACGTCGGAGGGTCTCTTCCATGATGGAAGCGATATAATCTTTGGAATCCTCTTTGACATCAGCATTCAACACAGAAGACAACTTTTCAAGGTTGCTCATAGCTGAACTGACATCACTGAAGAACTTAAAGAAACCTGAGTCTTCAGCAGTGAGAGGGGTGGGTCCTTCGGGGAAAGAGCCAGGGAGGTCTCCCTGAGCAACCACGGTGACATTCTTACGAAGTTTATCTGTGGGAGCAATAATGGGAGGGTATGCGGTAGGGGCAAGGAGGGTGAAATCCTGACCGCACGAAATCGAAACTGACAAGGAGAAGATACGAGGAACTTTATCACCAATACCGTTCAGAGGTCGAACGATAATGCACCCGTTGTTCGTAGACAACAAGGGGTACTTAGCAGTTTGATCAGCTCCACCAAGGTGATGCTTGGTTGGGATGTGAAGATGATCATACATACTGTAATAGGGGATAGTAACTTCCCACTCCTTATCGATATCAGCGTGAAAGGCTTGACCTCCGTAAAAAGAACCAGAGGAAGCACGCTTGAAATCATCAATATCGTTGGTGATCTTAAAATAACTGGCTCCGATACCTTCTGGAATACCCATGTTAGGGACATGGAAGATCTCGAAAGCTGCGCGGTTTGATGTGCACTCAAGCAGCTTGAATTTATATGACAGGGAACCACGCCAGAAAGAGAAACCAGCTGTCAAGACGGAGACGGAGTTTTCGAAGGTGGCGGTTGGGATGAGAGGACGAACAGGGATAATGATACACTGGTACTGTTGGCGGACGGCACCAGTTCCAATCGCAGGAAAGAAACCATCAGCACGGATTCCGGTTCCAAGAGGAGTGTAGCGACGCAAAATTTTGTAAAGATCGTTGAAGTCTTCTGAGTTCATCTTCAATGAGGGGCGAAGAGAAGTCAAAGAGACCTGAGCGATCGTTTTGCCGAAGCGAGACTCGCCTTGGAGACCATTTCCAGATACTGAATACTGAAAATCCTTAGCAGCTCGCATGTACACATTGACAGTGATGTCAGACAGTGGCGAGAGAGCAGACTTGATTGGGTCAGCAGAGTAAACCTTAATACGACCTGTTGAGCATGTAGTGATGTCACCAAAAGGTTGGTAAAGGAAGGTAGGTTTCCATGAGGTGGGAGATGCGAATGGAACCGAGAACTCGAGAGAGTGCTGTGTCTGCACATCGAGGAGGATGTGAGCGTTGGTTTCAATTGTACCAGCAGCACCATTATAATTGGGACCAGATTCGAAAACAACATACAGCTTGCCAGCGTGAGTAGCAGAACATCCAACTTCGATCTTGTATTCCAAGGTGCCGTTCCAGTAGCAATAATGTCTGCCGAGATGACCTAGCTTGGTCGTCAAGATAGCATTTCGCTTAATTGGTTCGGGGGGGGGAATAGTGGGAGGAGTAGTTGGAGGAATAGCTTCATCGGGGAGGGAGCGAGTGTTGTGGACCATGGGATGAATTGGAATTGAGAAAAGTTCCTTGTTGACGGCATCGGTGGTAGTCCACTGAGTGGATGCAATCAAACCATAAACAGAACCTATTTGCTCGACGCGACAAGTGTTCTCGCGCGAAACCTCATAACCTTCTTCAAGAGCAAGAGGGTAAACGGTTCTCATTCCAGG